TCCGTAGGCTTCGCTTTGCCGTAACCTGTAGCTTGCATTGCAAGGTATGTGCCGAATTCATTGCCAGCCATCGCAGCAGCCATGATGGGACTTGGAGTAGGGCAACGATCTATATCTTGATCATCCTTCACGCTTAGGCTGCACATCGGTGACTTGAATGATAGAGTGTAATCGGTTTCTAAAGCCGCACGTTTGTCGATTACTATTGCCCCTTCGAGCTCATAATCGGCATAGTCGCCTTTGTCCAATCTATTCTGAAAACTCTCAGGATCTTCGTAACCTGATAATGTGCCTTGTCCATATTGCAGAGTGCCAACCTTGCGGGGTGCTAATTCAATGCAATGTCCTGCAAGGCCAAAAAATATCAGTTTCCCTATGCTCTTAGTTTTCATTATTTTTGCCTCTTATTTCGTTGATTTCGCAGCGTTTATGTAATATAGCGCCATTGCTTTTACAGCCACTAGCCGAGCTCGACCGTAATGGAATCGCTGAAACCAATTTGGAATGCATTTTAAATATCCAGCCCTATGCTCTAATGACGCGGCTGGATTAGATGACCGAACTGCTTTGGATAACTCCCAGATATGGTACTCTGCAATGTTCTGCAGCATAGCGCGCCGATTCCGAGGATTATCCAAGACATTATTTGATCGCATGTAAACCCATTCTCTGGGCTTCATTTCAGCTCTGGCAGCCATTGCTAGAATAGCTGGGCTATATTTGCGATATGATTTATCGCATTTTCTTGTAACTGTAACAGTTTCAGGACTTGCGCTTATTCTCATGGCTATAACTCCTAATCTATATCATTTCCCTTGTTTATTTGATGGCGCCATCGCTATAGGGCAAAAACCGCACTCCGTCAGCGCTAGACTTGAGTTGCAGAACCCTAATGCTCTATGTTTGCTTTTCATGCCCATTTACTATGCAAACACTATGCCAAACAGCTAATTTGATAACTAATTGTAAATGCAGTACTTAGATAAAATTATTCAATACTCGAATGCTGGATTCCAGCGCTGTATATTTGGTGAATATCCGGCAAACTATTGCAATCGTGCTACATAGGTCGATTCAAAATAATGGTTCATATGCTGTTTTTCAGCACGCTATTTGTGACGCAATATCACAATTAATACGCTGAACAATCTTAAATTGTACGATTCTCAGCATTAGCCTCAATGTTGCAATGATATTCAATAAACCATAGCTCTGATGCATATCTGAAGCTTATCTTTAATGTGGTACTTTAACCTTTGTAGTCTATTGTGGCTTAAACAAAGGAAATAATGAGCGCCTACCATCGCATGGACTCGGTGAATGCCATTGTCCAGAACCGTACGGCATGCAGGCGGCCGCTGGCAGCAGCTGCTTGGTAGTACGCGAGTGAGCCCAGCTGAGGCTATACCGCAATATGTAGTAGTTCAGGGAATGATAATATTTGTGATGGCTATAAGTCCTTTGTTTATAATGAATCGTACTTCCTATAAAGGACGTTATGTAAACTAAGTCATTGAACGATATCACAAGCTGGACATCGATCAGGAACCACTATCCCCAAGGCAGGGGCAGGGGCTATATCATGCCGCCATGCTGAATCTTCACGGTCATCCGCATGTTCTTATTAAACTTACACATACAGTTGTTTCACGTGAAACATTTTTATCTATTTTTTGTTTTTGGTAATCGGTTATATTTTCATATTGTCGATATCGATGCGGTGGGCATATTTGAGCCATTCTCTGATGATCTCGGGGACTATTTTGCCGTAGGGGTGCATTCGATTTATGGAGACTCTACCTTTTACTACGGCCTGAAAGAAATCGAGAGGGATGACGTTTTGATTTCCGGATTCGTCGATGAATTTGACTTTAGGGGTTTTTGAATGAATATCGATTATTTTGCTCATAGTTTTTTTATTTATTAATTCCTTTCGTTTTTTTTGAGTCTGCGCCGGCGTTCGAGTTCGTTGGAGCAGCGTTCGACGACTGTCGGGATTTTACAATTTCGGCGAAGCCAGATTAGGTATTTGGAGGGGACGTTTGCGATTTGGCTTCCTTTATACTTACCGAAGGTGAAGGTCCAAATGAACCCGGTATTCAGTGGTGGGTCTATCGTTCGTGACCTACTCCAACGTAAGTTTCTGGTCATTGGCTGCCCGATGCTTTTTAGGGGGTGCGAGTGAGACTTGTGAAAAGAGATAGCACGGGGGTTATTAGGGGGTAAAAAACAAATCCTTGTCAACAACTATTTTTGATGCTTGACACTTCTATATGATTTGATTGAAGATATAGGCGAATATTTTTTAGGAGGATTAGAGTAATGGCGATCAATTTTGCAAGTGAGCCGCGTAAGTTGAGTAGACAGAGGCGGTATCAGTTACGACACAAGGAGAAAGGATTATGCATTGAATGTCCTGCGATATCTGTGGCGTACGGTTTCTGTGCCTTCCATCTTGAACGGCATCAAGAGGGTCTAAGGAAAACGTATCGCCGGAAGATTGCCCGGATGAAGTCTCATGAAATGTCATCTATTGAGGGATAAATTATGGGTCAAAGAACTGATATCGATGTACTGTGTGAAGTTTTACAGAAACCGCCCCACATGTTTCTCGATTCCATCGTGGCGGCCGACCTCAGACTTCGAAGAGAAATGGACAAAGGATTTCTTTTGATCAGTATTATTAATTCACTTCCGAAGTGCGGGGTCTGCGGTCATAGGATATTTTCCGGTTTCACGCCTCCGGATCGATTGATTTGTAAAGACTGCGAAGATTGGGCGAAAAAAATAATTGAAAAGGCTGGATAATCTATGCCCCACAGACACAAGATCGATTTGGGTGAATTGGAGAAGCTTTCGCAAGCGAATCTCACTGAGGATGAACTTGCCAGGGTTTTCAAGTGTACGAAGGGCGCCATTTCACTTGCGATGAAGCGGTTGAATCTTCATGTGAAGAGGCATGCGATGCTTCACAACAACACGGAGATTGTGAACTCGCGCATTGACATGGCTTCGCAGCTTCAGAAGATAAACGATTCGGCGAACAAGTTTCTTGATCTGGCGATCGCCTGGATGGATGGCGATGCGGTTGCACTCGAGAACTTGCAGAAGCTCGCCGGCAACAAAGATTTATTCAAGGCGAAGGATCCGCGGGAAATCGCGCTCAAAGCGATGCAGGAAATCCGCGAACAGATCAAACTGCAGTTTCAGATTTTTCAGGGACTGGTAGATATTCAGGCCATGACGGAATTTCAACAGGAGGTATTGAATGCCATCGGCGAAGCAACGCCAGAAGTTCGAGCCGCCATTATCAGTAAGCTCAAAGAAAGACATTTTCTACGATCAGCTCATGGATTCCCTCGAACTGGAAGTGACGACAACGGGGGGGAAACCACAGCCCATCGAAACATGGGCCTTGACGGTGAGCTTGACGGCGGGCCGTTTTCGATTCAAGGACCATGAGTATGAGCGCGAAATTCTGACCAGCAATGCGCAACGCAAGGTAGAAAAGAAAGGCTCGCAACTTGGCATCTCCGAAGCGGAAATCCTTAAAACCATGCATGGACTCCTGTTTGGCGTGTACCCTCAAGGCGCTTTGTATCTGTTCCCTTCTGAAAAGGATGTTTATGACTTTTCCCGCGCCCGATTCAATCCCCTGCTTATAGAAAATCCGGACATTTCCAAGCATGTCCAGCAAACCGAAAGCATCACGCTGAAAAAAGTCAACAAGTCCATGCTGTACCTTCGCGGAGCTCGGGCGACCTCAAAGATCGAAGGCACAAAGAAAATGGCTTCCCAACTGATCTCGATTCCTGTAGATCGAATCGTATTCGATGAGCGAGATCTTATGGAAGATGAAATGGTCGAACTGGCGCTCACCCGGCTTGGGCATTCAGCGATCAAAGAGGAGGTTTATCTTGGTACTCCTTCATTACCTGATTTCGGTGTTTCCAAACTGTACGACGAATCAGATCAAAGGGTATGGGAAATTAAGTGTCAGCGATGCGGGAAAGGGACTGTGCTTGAACTCGAATTCCCCGAATGCATTCGAGAAAATGGAAAAGGCACTTTTATCCGCGCATGCAAAAATTGCCACGAAGAAATTTATACGAGAGACGGTCGCTGGGTCGCGCAAGTGCCAAGCGTCAAGGATCTTGAAGGGCGATGGATATCGCGTCTCAACTCGAGCTTTGAGGACCCCGGAAATATTCTCAAGAAATTCCTTAACCCGAAGCTGAAGAATCGCACTGAGTTTTATAACTCCTATCTTGCGATGGGTTACGTTGAAACGGAAAACCGGCTCAGTCAGCAGGACGTTTACAATTGTTGCGGACAAGATCTGATGCCCAGTGTTCATACAGCTCCTTGCGCGATGGGCGTCGATATCGGCGCCATGCTGAATGTCGTCATTGCAAAACGAAAAAACGAAAAGCAGCTCGAAATTGTGAAGCTTGCGCGTGTATCGAGTTTCAATGACGTTCATGATTTAGCGAAGCGATTCGGTGTCCAATGCGCTGTGATCGATATTGAGCCGGAGCTTCGAAAGGCGCGCGAATTCGCAGAAGCCGAACCTTATGCCTGTTTTCTTTGCGATTATGATGATAATCTCACGGGCAACCGATGGGATGAGCAAAGGCGCATTCTCAAGGTGAATCGGACTGAAACGCTGGATGCATCGCATTATCTTGTTACTTTGGGAAATCTCTGTATTCCCAGGCGCAACGAAGAAGTAGAAATATTCGCCAAGCAATGCTCCAATACCGCGAAGGTGCTGCAGGAAGATCCCGAGACCGGATCCCGAGTTTACAGATACCGCAAATTGGGCGACGATCACTACCGCCATGCCCTTGGTTATATGCAACTTGCATCCGAACGAATACAAATTTGGCAGGATAGCGAATTACTTGCGCAAATGCTGCTATTACAGGAAAAGAAACAGGATGGCTATAACCCGCTAACTTATGGACTACCCATCTCAAATTAAATTCCCTTGACATTATCGGGTCATTTGAACTACTACCTTTAGTGATAGTTTGCCATTCGAACACTATAGGGAGTATTTTATGGGAGATTAAGATGGCACCAGCAATTCCATTTATGATGCTTGCTATGGCCGCCGTAGGTTCTGCAACTTCTATTTATCAATCTATGTCGGCACCAGAGGCGCCCTCTCCTCCTGATACATCCAGACAAAACGAACAAGCGGTTGCGGCCGCGCAAGCTCAAGCGCAGTTCCTGAATCGAAGGCGGGGATTCCCTTCAACGATACTTACCGGGCCACAAGGCGTTTCATCGCAAGGACAGACGGGCAACACAACTTTAGGATAGCTTATGCCGCTCATTCGTTATGGATCTGGTGTAGGAGGCGGATCATTCGGCGGCAGCACACTTGGCAATATGGCATCCTTCCCGGCGAGTCGAACCGGCGAGCGCACTGAGGATGAAACAGCTAAGGATATTCAAAAGGATCTCAAATACCTCGAAAGCATCCGCGCGAATTACGAACCGATGATCGACAATATTTTAACCTTTGTCGATCACTCACGCCGGCTGATCACAGACAAAGACCTGCAACCTGGACAGAAAACCGGACGCGAGGTATACGATTCCAGCGCAATCGGAGCCGTCAGCATCGCGGTCGACGGTACGGTAGGCAATCTTTGTTCGCGCAATATGGCTTGGTTTCAATTCGGCATCCCCGGCATTTACAATTTCCCTCGAGCTTCCGGTATGCGCCAATGGACTGGGAAAAGGATCGATTCCTATCCAGATGTGAAACGCTGGCTTCAGGACTGCCAGGATGTGCAGTACTTTGCGCTTACGCGCTCGAACTGGTACGACATAAATACGCAATTTGTTCGCGATGGAATGGTTCCGGGAACTTCCCATTTGATTTCTGAAGAAGACGTTGGCTCGGGCCGCATTAATTTTACCGTTCCTCACTTTCGGGAATGCTTCATCGCCGAAAATCGTTTTGGTCATGTGGACGTGAATTTTCGCGTCTATAAAATGACTCTGCGCCAGCTGGTAGACCAGTTCGGGTGGGAGCGCATGAATGAAATAGACCAGAGTTTCAGGCAGGCATATGAGGCAAACTATCATTCAGAGAAAAAAATCATTCATGCGATTTATCCCCGCAAAGATCGCGATCCTAATCGGGATGATGGGAAAAACAAACCAATTGCCTCTATGTGGGTTTTATCCGAACCTTTGAAGCTGATTAAGGAAACGGGCTATTACTGGATGCCCACTATCACATGGAGATGGCGCAAAAATAACGATGAATGGTACGGCCGAAGTCCTGCATGGGATTCATTTGTCGAGATTGTGAAAGCCAATCAGCAGGGACGTTCCAATCTTATTGCCGCGCAAAAAGCGGTTGAGCCTCCGATAGTTGCCTATTCGGATCTCCGCGGGAAAATCAATCGCGGCCCTAATGCTGTCACGTATATTGAAAATACTTTCG